TGCTCTTCCCCGACAATGAAGGCGAAGATAAACATGTAGAAAGCAAATTAATTCCTCGTTTGGACGAGAGTTCGAATCTCTCCATCTCCACAATAGCCTTGGTAATTTACTGATTGTCAAGGCTATTTTTGTTGTTACACGTAAAAATACACGTAAAAGGCGTTTTTTTATAGGATTTTTGATGTCTTAATTCTCCATCGTGACAAATATAACGTTTTTCCTTCTCAACTCCCAATTATGATCAATAACATATTTTATGGATACAGTGTAGCCGTCATGTATATTATTCATTATATTTGCGGGACAGGTGCGTAACTTAAAGTTACGAAAATATGTTTTCAAATATTTTTGAGCTCAAATCCATTCGTGAGCAAAAGTACAGACTCTCTGAGCGTGAATCGGAGATCGCTAAACCTGTGTTAACCGACTTGGGCATGATCGATACCCTATATGAGTGGTTCAAGGAGATAGCCCTTGATGGTAAAGAACTTCCAAAAGGGAATGTCTCCCAAAGGAAAAAATTCATTTTCATAATCTTATATCTTTATTCACCTACAACCTTAGCTGGTGGAAAAATGAGGGCTGGTTTAAGGGAAAAACTAGCTGAGGTATTTCCTATAAAGGAAAAATCGGTAGTATCCAACAACACTAACAATTTAGTATTTTCCTATCAACTCTATAAATATTTTCGTCAAGACGTTGAAAGGATATATAAGGAGATAATATTACGTTTGGGAAAATATCTAGAAAATAAAACACAACAACTTGGGTGATGTTGTGAATAAATAAATCTTTATTTATGATGTGCTATTGGTCATATATATCTTTGGATAACAAAATATTGAGATATGTGTGCGGCACCAAGAGGAAATCAGTTTTGGAAACTAAGGAACAAGCATGGGCGTGACAAGTTATTTGCCACGCCTGAGTTGCTATGGGAATCTGCATGTGAATATTTTGAATGGTGTGATAAGCATCCTTGGAAGGTAGTTAAGAATAAGACTAAAGGCAAGACCAAGGAAAAGGAGGAGACCCCGACGCAAAGGCCTTATAGTTTAAGCGGGTTTATGCTTTACTGTGACGCTAACGAGGCTTATTGGAGGCAATTTAAGGCTGCTAAGAACCATATAGATTTTTCTACGGTCATATCGCGTATAGAGAGCGTAATTGAGACTCAACAATTCGAAGGTGCGGTAGTGGGAGCGTTTAACGCAAATATTATCGCTAGGAAACTTGGATTATCCGATAAACAAGATGATCAGGGAACGAATGAGAAGGGTAGCAAGAAAATATCTGAGTGGATTAAATCTTTTTAGGAATGGTCCCGGTATTTAACATAAAACCCCAATTACCTTACAAGCCCTTGTATGAGGATGCTGATAAATTTATCATTCTTATAACGGGAGGTAGGGGCAGTGGAAAAAGTTTTAATGCCTCTACTTTTATAGAGCGACTATCTTTTGAGTCTGGGCATATAATCTTATTTTGCCGTTATACGATGGTTGCCGCTTCCATGTCAGTGATTCCGGAGTTGCAGGAGAAGATTGAGTTGGAGGGAACGGATGAGTTTTTTGATATAACTAATAAGGATATCATCAATAATTACTCAGATAGCAAAATCCTCTTTCGTGGAATAAAAACATCGTCCGGAAATCAGACGGCACGGCTCAAATCAATTAAAGGGCTTACGACCTTTGTGTGTGATGAGGCGGAGGAATGGACTTCAGAATCCGACTTCGACAAAATAATGTTGTCCATACGCCAAAAGGGGATTCAGAACCGGATTATCATAGTAATGAATCCCACAGATTCCAATCATTTTATCTATAAGAAGTATATTGAGAATACTCATAAGCTGGTGGAGATAGACGGTGTGCAGGTGCAGATATCTACTCATCCAAATGTATTACATATACATACGACCTATTTGGATAATATTGATAACTTATCGCCCCAATTTCTTGGAGAGGTGAGACGAATGAAAGAGTATAATCCAGATAAATATGCTCATGTGGTTATCGGTCGATGGGCTGATGTTGCGGAAGGTGCAGTATTTAAGAAATGGGGTATCGTTAAAGATTTTCCTCAGTGGTGTAAGAAAGTGGCTATTGGGCAAGACTTTGGTTTCTCCAACGATCCATCCGCTGCGGTCAGATGCGGAATCATTGATAATAGGTTGTATGTGGATGAGCTTTTCTATGAGACGGATATGCTTTCATCTGCCATAGCTAAAAAGCTCCGCCCTTATTCATTGAAAGTATTTGCCGACTCGCAAGATCCACGTCTTATCCAAGAGATAAAGAACAGGGGGGTCAATATTTACCCAGTAGATAAGTATCCGGGATCTATTAAGGCTGGGATTGATAAGATTAAGGATATGGAGCTATTTGTCACGGAGCATTCTTATAATCTCATAAAGGAGCTTCGCAACTATGTATGGGATAAGGACAAGGATGGAAATCGTATCAATGAGCCGATAGATGATTACAATCATCTCATGGACGGAATTAGGTACTATGTGTTGGGATGTCTTTTGGGGCGTGTTTTAAAGCCTAGGGATTATTCCGGAATATTTGGACATTAAAACGTAAAATTATGACACTTGAAGAGATTTTAGCGTTAGAAGATATAGATCAGAAGATCGAGTATTTAAAGAAAGGGAGAAGAACCCCTCTCCCCGACAATAGAGAGAATATGGCCGACTGGAATCCAGATCTGCATGAGATTATAACGGATAAAGAGAAATACCCGGATATAGAAATCGTGGATGAGAAAGAGGGAAAAGCTTATAATCACGACACCGGTGAATATATGGAAATTCCAGCCAAGAAACATACTGAGCCTTGTAATCGTATATCTATTCCTCTTGAGCAGGATATAACAAATATTCAAACGGCGTTTACCGTAGGAATAGAGCCTAAAATGGACTGTGCCCCTTCTAACGATGCGGAAAAGGCACTTTTTGCGGCTATTCAGCAGACCTTGAAGAAAAACAAGATCAAGTATCAAAACAAACGGGAGGTGCGATCTTGGCTGTCGGAACAAGAATGTGCGGAATATTGGTATGTCGTGGAAGACGATTCATTTTGGACTAAGCTAAGGAATAAGATCAAGATGGTTTTTTCAGGGAACGTATTTCCTTCTTATAAATTGAGGAGTGTTATATGGTCTCCTTTCAGAGGAGATAAATTATATCCATTTTTTGATGATTCAAACGATTTGGTCGCTTTCTCAAGAGAGTATAAAAAAAAGGATTTGGATGATAATGAGATAATATGTTTCCAGACGATAACATCCACTCATGTATATCAATGGGAGAATAGTGATGCATGGCAAGAGAAGAGGGAATCATCCTTTAGACATCTATTCTCAAAACTTCCGGTAATGTATTGCTATCGTTCTGAAAATTACTGCCATAAGATCAAGCCATTGCGTGTGAGAATAGAGAAGGTTTTATCTAATTACGCCGATTGTATAGACTATCATTTCTTCCCTTACTTGATGTTGTTCGGAGACATAGAAAACTTCTCTGGGAAGAGGAAGAATCGTATGATTCAACTTACTGGACCGGGGGCTAACGCTCAATATTTAACATGGAATCAAGTCCCGGACACTGTTCGTCTAGAGCTTGAGGGACTGACTAATAGAGCCTATGATATGACCAATACACCTCGTATTTCTCCCCAAGAGTTGAAAGGTATAGGCAATGCCGTATCAGGAAAGGCTTTTAGATATATCTTTATGGGAGCTCATATGGCGGTTTCGAACCATGCGGAGATAATAGGGGAGTTTTTCCAGAGAAGGGTTAATTTTTTAGTATCAGCAATGGGAGATATCAATCCCAGTCAATTTATGAAAGCGTCACAAACAATAGACATAGATGTTGATCTGGTTCCGTATATGATCGATGATATAGATGAGAGGGTTTATACGGCTACTAATGCGATAAACGGAAAGATCTGGAGTAGGAGAGAAGGTATTTTATTTGCCGGTAATGCGGAAAGGGTGGATGAGGTACTTAAAGAAATAGAGGAAGAGAATAGCGGTGATGGTGATGATGATCATTAATTTACAACAATGAACTCATTGTTGTATACCATGCCTCTCGGTATTTTATTCTATTATATACTCCAGCTACTTTTATCCCAAAGATTTTAAACAAAATTCATACGGTATGAAAGAAAAGATTTTTCAGAGCTTAAAACAAACTTTTTCCTCGAAGTATGGTGTAAGCGAAGAGGTGCTTCAGGGGTATGCTGAGTCTTTGGCAGCAACTGGGCTTGTAAATGATGAGAACCTCGCAACTGTTATTCAGGGGCAGGAAGCAGCTTTAAGGGCTTTCCAGCAGAATTTCGATAGAGTACGAAAAGAGGGTTCGGACTATAAGAAAGAACTGGATGAACTGAAAGCTAAGGGCAATAAAACGGGAGTTAAGCCAGAAGAAAAAACAGATGAAAAGCCTGATCTCGCAAGATTGGTGGTTGAAGCGGTAAATGCTGCTGTAAAACCCCTGTCCGATAAGCTTACTCAGCTTGAGGCGGAAAAAGTTCAGGCTACACGTCAAGAGCAAGTTCTTGCTAAGGCTAAGGAGTATGGCATTCCCGAAACGCTCATCCCTATATTGAAAGTCGCACAAGATGCAGACTTGGATATTTTTATGAAAGACGCTAAGCAGACATTTGTCAATGCAGGATTAGCGGGCGTAATATCTCCGGAGATCGGTGTCTCTGAAGAGAAGAACTCTGACGATATTGCGAATCTTATCAATAAAGGTACAGAAGAGATAAAGAAACAAAGTTAAATTTTAAGGTATAAAATTATGTCGGCAGGTGTTAAGTATGATTTAAATCCGATTGAGCCTAATATGCCGGAGATGTGCCGTTATGATACGGTATATCGATATTCTGGCGGTTTTAATTTGGATATATCTAACCTATCGGGGGTTAAGAATATTCCTCCTTGTACCCCCTTGGTACTAGATTTTAAAACTAGAACGGCAAAAGTTGTCATTAACGTGACAGTAGCCGAAGAAATTATAGCTGGTGGAACTTCTTTGAAAATAAATAAGAATTCATTGGCTTACGTAGGAATGCATTTGGGAAATGGAACTAATGGTGGTACCGTAGAGGCTATTGATAAGTCGGGACTGGAATATGACACGATAACATTGGCGGCCTCACCCACATTGGCGGCTAAAAAAGATGCGGTGTTGTTTGAGGCTTCATCCGCTGCTGGAAAAACTCCTAAGGCCATGGCTATGGCACTGAATTACGCTTGGACGAAAGTTGAGGATGGGGCCACTATCACAGCCGTGGGACAAGCCTATGAGATTAGGCCTACCCGACTGATTGTCCCTATCTCGGATAAAGACAAGGAGTCATTGGGCGATAGATTTATGTTCACGTATTAAGGAAGGAGGATTTATGTATTTGACAATTCAAACATTATTGAATGACCCTAATATTGTAAAGGCGGTCATTGACAGGGTGCAAGCGCTTCGCCTAGATACTATTTTCTGGAAAAAACATCTTGATTTTGAGGAGACTAAATCTAGGGTGTTTAAGACCTATCTAGGTACGGTAACAGGCGTTACTGCGGGTTCTATTATTGATCGGAACTCAAATAAGCCATTGAGAGAGCGTAAATCCCTTGGATCAGGGTATGGGGAGGTTGCTTATTTAGGAGATCGTTATCAGATGGATAATGATCGTTTGGATATGCTACAAGAGCTTATTACCAAATTCAATACCTCAAGAACGCAAGATCAGCGAACCGTATTGGACGATATTATCGCTTATATTGTGGATGATATGAGACAGATTCTCCTTGCTCCTCATAAGCGCATGGATATCGTGGATGGTGATTTGCGCTCCGACGGAAAGGCTTCCGTAAAAGTCGATGATAATCCTCAAGGAATAGAGTTGTTGGACATGGTTTTGCCTGTTCATAAAATAACTCCTCAAACCTCGGATAAGTCTCATTTCGTAAAGTACCTTATGGATCAGGTCGTGGAGTTGAGAACTAAATTTGGAGTTTTCCTATCTATGGAGATGTCACGGAAGACATTCATTAATTCTATCGTAGGATCGTCCGATTTCGGTGAATTTTATAAGCAATCCTTCGCCCAAAAAGAAGTACAACTATCCTCTGGATTGATGTCCAGCGAGATGGCCACGACTATCTTCCAAGGTTTGGGGCTTCCTTCTATCGTTATTAATGAAGATTTGGTGGAATTACCGGATGGAGGCTTCAAGCAAGTGTTTAAGGATAACCGCATATCACTGTTCACGACACCGAAGCAAGGCAAGATGAGATGGCATACTCCGTATGAAATAACCGATCCTGTGCCGGGCAAAAGCTATACCCGTTCAGAGGGAGGTATGTATATCTCTAATGTCCGTACAGATGAGGGTCGATTTATGGAATACGGAGCGGAATGGATTCCGGAGTATACATCTCCAAATAAGATCGTGATCATTGACTTAGATACAATGAACGTTGTATGACGGTAAATGACTACATAAGACAAAGGTTCCAAGCTTTCGGTATCGATTTATCGGAAGCTGACCTTTTGGACATATGTTTGAATGCTGAGGTCAGTGGAGAGGATGAGATGTGCAAGGATTGCCATGTTAGAGTTTCTGTGGCGATCGCTAGGTTTATTCCGTCTTTACTATTGAGAGCTACGTCTGTCAATGAAAGCGGGTTCTCTATGGCTTGGGATATCAATGGTGTTAAATCTTACTATTCCTTCCTTTGCAAAAAGAATGGGATAAAGGACGAGTTAAATGAAAAGGCTACGGTTAGATTGCTATGATATACGCTCCTCACATATTAGAACGAAAGGTTGTCAAGGAACCCGATATTGACGATAATGGCAATCCTGTGGAAGGCACGGGATCGGAATGTTGGGAGCTAGTGTCAACATGTAGGTGCGATGACAACGGAGCCGGTAAGCAGATTGGAGTAGGCGGTGAAATGCGTGCCTATGATTATCATGTTGTCATTAAGGGAAAACATCTTATTCCTATAGGCACTATGGTCCGGGTTTTGGATCAAGATGGTAATATACGTGGTGAAGGCGAGGTTTTGAAGCCCCTTATGTGTAACTTCCTAAGCTATTCAGAGATATGGATATAAAGGTCAGGTTTGATTTGTCTGATTTGGAACAGGAGTTGAAATCCTTGGACGATAAGGTGATAAATAAACTTATCCAAACGGGTGAGGCCGCTATCCAAAAGGCTGTCAAAAGCGGTCAATACGTGAATAGGACTGGAAACCTTAGAAGCTCGATAGGCTATGTGCTAGCCTATAACGGCAAGGTTATCAGGGAGGGAGGTTTCAAGAAAGTTGAGGGGTTCGGGCCTAACATGCAAAGAGCTAAGTTTACTACCAAGGAGGGTAAGAATGTCGATTTCTGGGCTAATGGGCCTAGCGGAGATGGAACGTTGGGTAGCGAGGAGGGACGTAAGCTTGCTACGGAACTGGCAACTTCTGCCAAGAATGGTTATACGATGGTAGTTGTAGCCGGTATGGGGTACGCTAGCTATGTCAATGCCAAGGGACTGGACGTTATGAATAGCGCTATGATAGAGATAAAAGAATTGCTTAAACCATGATGTCCACCGAGGATATAAAGGATTTGCTTTACCGTAAGCTCAAGGAGGTCTATTACGGCATACCTGTATATAAGGACAGGCATCCCCCCTATAAAAAGGGCAAGGTTCCGGAAAGGATTGTTGTCCACATGGGGACGATGTCCAATACGCCTTGGAGCATGGGATACGCTAACATCAATATCCTAGTGCCTTGCTTGGAGTCCATGGGCTACAAGACACCCAATAATACAAGGCTGAACGAGCTTCAAGAGATAGCGGAGAGAAATTTCTTGTCTTGCTATTTTGAGTACGGCGATAATAAGGGAAAATACTCGATAGAGGACTTGTCCACGGAGGAAGACCCGGATACGGACTCTTACTTCGTTAACGTGAGATTATTTATTAAGGTTGCTAATTTTAAAATGAGATAAGATATGGCTAACGAGAAGATTATGGCCGTGGGTATCAAGAAACTGTATTATGGTCCGGTTATCACGGACTCTACGTTTGATCCCACGAAATTAAAGACTCTGTTGTCCGGGGAAACCTTGACGGAGGTCATTAACGTGCATCAAGATACTTGGAGTTATGAGGAGGCTGAGGCTAGCGTGACCGAGTACAAGAACCAGTTGTCTAAGAATACATACAGGCAAACCCAAGAGCAGGGAACCGTTCAAGTCTCCTTCACTATTGGGCAATATGATTTCCAGACGAAAGCGGATTTGCAAGGAGGCACGGCTACCGCTACGGGTTGGCAGAGAGCTAGGGGATATCAAGAGATCTATAAATGCGTGATCGCTGAGACCGAGGATGATGTGTGGATCGTGTTCCCGAAAGCGGCTATCGTTGGCCGTGGGGCCGATAC